ATAAACCCAAATGATATCATGCCGTATACATGCAAGAATGTAAACTGTCCTGAACTATTTCCATCATTATTTGACAACATAGATAAACTGCCCATTGAAGTGCATCTAGTCCGGGTGTTGCAAAGTTTAGGTAGAGTCCATGCTCATCATGACTATGCAAAGGAGACAGAATACAATTCAATAAGAAGTTTATTAATTGATAACAATCCAAAACAAACTTGGTGGTATGAAGATAGCAATACCAATAAGCACTATCTAAAATTACCGGAAGACACTAACACATGGTGGTATGATGATGCAAAAGTAAAACACGCTACTGATTTTTACATCGGGCATAAAAAACAACTAATTATGTATCAAGGATTAATTAAAGATTGTTTACAATCTGTATTAGAGGATAGTAAACAAAAATATTCAGATTACGTCATTTACGTTTAACAAGAAAAAAGGTAATCTTATATAATAATTATTTATTGGTAGATAATTAAATTTCTGGACTCCAATAAATTGCTGAATCTTTATAATGTTCGGCAGAAGATACAATTAAGTTTTGAAGATGTTGAGGCATTTCAGACGTGGTTTTGCCAGTGCTTACTATTACAGCAAGTCTTTTTGAACTGGGTATATTTTTATTCACAGCATGGATTGCTCTCACGTTATTGATATAAAATACTTGTTGCGGATTTGGAATATTAGCCGCATATTGTACATCTTGAATAAATTCCCAAGGTCCAAGAGGATCAATTGCTGATAGTAATTCTGAATGTGAATTGTGTGGAAGTTTTGTTGGTTTAATCAACAGAGAGTTTTCTAACTCTGTGTTTTCTAAATACATACGTAGTCCCCATTTATCAGGATCACGGTGCCAAAATCCTAATCCACGATGATTGTCTTTTACTGGTAGTAAAACAACAGAGTCGATTTCTGAAGTTGCTAAGTTGTATGCATCTCCAAAAAAAGAAGCTAATTGTGGAAATTCTTTATCAAAATTAAAACGCCATACTCTATCGTATTTTGCATATATGATAGTCCACGGATATATATCACCTGTTATATGTTTACTTGAATCTGGTCGAGATTGAATTGTTTGAGTAACATAAAATTTATGTACCCACGATAACAACTTTGTATAATCATAAGTTGGAAAATCTAGCGACACTAACGGTGTATATAAAATATCAATTGGCCTCATGACTATATTTAACAGTTATATATTATATAAAAATCTATATAGTGTGTTGAAAAACATGCTCAGGAAACCAATTACATTGTGGGTCCGTTGCCACTCTTAAATCCAACGGTACCACCTTCTGCTTCAATACGTTTGATAACATCTTCAAACAAGATAGGAGCGAAATCCGGAGTTTGTTCTACACATACACAATGATAGCGAGTATCAATTACAGGAATTCCATACTTACCTGCAGGTTCCATCATTACACGATTGGCGTGTAAGTGACCGTGAATGTTAGTACCAAAGCGGCCTAATGACTCTGGGTGCAACGGAATATGACTTAAAATAAGTCCGTTCATCACGTGGTAGGCACGTAATTCTCTAAAGTGTTCGCGATAGTCCTCGTCTCTAAAGATATCGTGGTTACCGCGTATTAACACTTTGTCACCGTTTAACCGATGTAAGATTTTCAAGGCCTTGCGGTTAATAACAACATCACCTAAATGGTAGACTTTGTCAGTGGGTTTTACACGTTCGTTCCAAGCCTTGACCATAGCTTCGTCCATTTCTTCGGGACTATCCCATGGACGTAATTTTGTAACACCATCGTTACGGGTAAAGCGGCATACACCTGTGTGTCCAAAGTGCGTGTCGCTTACTAAGAATACACTAGGCATATTCGCCTCCTTTCTTTAATAAGTTTCTTTTACAATATCAAACTCTTCTTTAGGCCACTTGGCTTTAAATTCTTCCGACTTAACGTAATCGTTGTATGCCTTAGCATCAAAGAATACTTTTTGGAATACTGTTGTAAATCCACCTTTTGGGTTTATAGTCAAATAAACCGATTTTGCCTTACCTGCCATTTTTTGCCTTTCAAGCTGTTAACCAATTGTCACTGTCTCTATATTCTATAGATTCGTTGCCGTCGTACTCTGTTACTTTAAACTGGGCTCCTACAGGAACCCACTCTACCTGTAATGAGTCCATACCTCCGGCATATATTTCTGGATACTTTAACTCTACATATACCTTGAGTTCATCCCAGCGTTCTGTTTCCACATATTTTACTATAGTTGGATCAAAAACAATTTCTGGATATTCTGTGTTCCACGTATACCATCCTGCTCCAAATCCGGGAGAATACACTACACCTACTTTTCCGTTTTCTTGCAATTTATTCATGTTTAACATTCTAAATCAATGTGACGACCTTTGTCTAAATCTAAACGAAGATTTCTGCTCACTCGTTCTGCTATGATTTGATCAAGTCTGCGTTCTTCGATTTTTTTGGCGTAATCTTGCTCTCGTTGTTTTTCCAAACGAGTCTGATCTAAACGATACTGTTCTAGATTATACTTGATAACGCTTTGTTCTGCTCTTGAAATACTCATAGTTCATTCCTAAAAGTACGCCAATCATCTAAGTTTGGCTTTTCGTCTGGATCATATGTCCATCCTAACGCTTTCATCATGCGGTGCTTGACTAACAAATTTGGAGCACGGAATCTCTCAGTGTCATCAAACCCCATTGCTACACCAACCTCACAGACCGCACCCGATCGGCAAATGCCAGCATAGCAATGAACAACCACATTCATGCGATTTTCTAGTGCGTGTTGCAGTAGTCGAACAAGCTCTGCGGCCTGCTCATGACTACAACGCATGGCTTCATCTAGAGCAAAGTCCTTTTCTTCAATGTCCAAAAACTCAAAGTCATGACGCTCTTTGAATTCATGCTTGGCTTCTGGACGCCAGCTTGCGGGATCAGTAATGCTGATCAACATACTATTCTCCCCGGCCGCATGATGGAATCCTGTTGGGATGTCAGCGGCTGCTACATTTTCAATCCACGGCATATCTGCCTCCTATCAAAATTCAGATCTAATAATCAATCGTTCTGCAATTTCTCTTGCAAACTGAGCTGCTTGTTTGTTAATGTCTTCCTTGCAGCCACGCACACGATGAATCATCATCCATGTCTCAGCCTGTTTTTCCATCATGCTAGCAAAATCAGACCATGTAAAGTTTGGACCACGATACTTTGAATTACAGAACATTGCAAATTGTCCTGCTACATTTGCGTAGCATATATTGGCAACTTCCAAGATCTTTTTATCACTAATGCTCATTTTTTTGTACCCGTTCTTTCTCTATACGGCATAATGCCTTTTGTTACAATCTATAAGAAACACGACCTTTTGACAGATCGTAAGGGCTAACTTCTATCTTGACACGATCACCAAGAATGATACGAATCTTGTGTTGCTTGAGTTTACCGCTGGTATAACACAGCATCAAGTTGGGCATGTTTTCAATTTTTACTTTATACATACTGCCCGGCAGAACTTCTTCTACAACACCTGTTAATTCGATTATATCTTCTTTAGCCATCTAGTTTTTATCTTTCCTTTTTAACACGGCCGATACGGCTCGATTTATTCCAATCGTATTTAACGCCATCTGGGCACTTTCCGTCTTTGATGCTGTCTACACCAAACACCCCTACGATTTCAAATTCGCCACCTTGAATGGTAACAAACACATTTAATTCTTTGGCAAATGTCAAGGCCAAATCCAAATTGGCAAACTCTGTTGAGCTTTGTTTTTGTATTACTTTGTACATACGACTATTATACTGTCTTTCCTTTAAGTTGTCAAGTGGTGCTCTAGCCAAGAATTGAACTTGAAATTCAGTCTTACCAAGACTGTGTAATACCATTTTACTACAAGAGCGTGGTCCGGCCTACAGGAATCGAACCCATATTCACGGTGTAGAAGACCGCTGTATTATCCATTATACTAAGGCCGGATAAAGAAAAACCCTGCCCTAAGTACTATGTCTTAGAGGGCAGGGCCGTGTTGTTGATGACAGACTATTTGGCTCATTATACTCCGCCTGTCAGGGAGAGTTGTTATTTTACATCGTACTCGTAGTTTACGGTGTCTAAATTTTCTCTAAAAACTCCGGCGCCATTTTTGGTATGAAACTTCTTGGCCATATCGGTCTTTGGACTCAGAGTGACAAAGCGTTCTATGCTGGGAAATTGCTTTTGTATTTCTGCTACAGTTGCTCTCAGCAATTCTACACCAGCCCCCGGGGCGTAACTCCAAATGGTGTAGAAAATTGCTGCGGTTGGCACTTCCGTATCTTTGATCAAATCATCGACATCTTCCGGTATGAAATCGTGTAAACTCACACATACCATAGCTCGAGGAATGTCATCAACTAGAGCACTCACAAACTTGTTCTTTCCTACCCTAAACTCCTTAGGCAACTCAGGGCGAACAGGATCATCCTTTATGTAATCTAGGAGTGGGTCAGTGAGATTGGTGATAAAGGATAACATTTTTTTCTTTCAGTTTATATGCGTACTTATGTCTTTTAGACAAAAAGACTGTTACAGTTTTATTACGGTAGATATTCTACGTCCACTGCTAGGATAAATCTATAATCATTGCTTTGGACCACGCCCGGTCGATGCCATTGATTACTGGGATACAACAACCAACTGTAATCAGTAGGGCGAACAAAGAACTTTCCTTCGCCTTGGGGTCCATTTGGCGCCATTTCAGTTCCGCAATAATCACGGTCTTTTACATCCTCGGGAATATGCAGATAAAATATACCACTCAGCATCTTGGCATTTGGATTTGTAGGATGCCAATGATCGTGCCATAGCTTTTCACGATCTTCTACACCTTCTAGATTGGTCATAAATGCCCAGGCCATCATGTTATTGACTTTTACTTCTCGCCCAAGATACATAAACACACTGAACAAGAAACTCATACGGTACTTTAACCATACAGCTTCGGGTCTTGCAAATATGTTTTCTTGGGTTTGATACTTTGGACTATTTTTAAAATAGTTCCCATCGGCGACAATATTCTTTATAATGCCTATGGCAGTTGTATTATCTTCTTTACCGATCGTAGAACTAAAGTCAAATTTTCTAAAGGTATCGTTTCTGTCAATAACTGTGTGCATAATTTGGAGCGGGGTAACAGAATCGAACTGTCCGCATCAGATTGGAAATCTGAGGTATTACCACTATACGAACCCCGCATTGTTATTTCTATTTATTCGTCGTCTTCTGGAGGATTGGCCAAAGGTGAAGTTGAAGGCTTTTTCTTAGACCACATTGAATATGATTCTCCTTCGACCCTACCACTTTGATTTGGTTTTAGTTGTTGAACTACACCACCTTTGGCTAGAAACTCAGCCATCGCTGCTTCTGTTGCCGCTTGATTTTCTGCTTTTGTCATTGTTGCCTTTTATAAAAAATTTGGTAGAAAACTGACTAAATTATTAATTCAGTATTGAAACTAATAATTATTCGTTCGTCCGACTTATTCAACTCAGTGTCTGAACCATGTGGTAACCAGCTGGGAAATACTATTAATTTCCCAACAGTGGGTTCGAAACTCATTTTATTGTATGTATATGTTGTAAGATGTTTTTTAGGTAGATATTCTAAAAAAGGATTAACATTATTAAAAATAATTTTACTACTATTATTATCTACTTGCAAATACAATACGCCCGATATTAAACTAGAATAATGAGTATGGGTTAATAATGCACTATCTTTATATTGAAAACTAGCCCAAGAATTACCTAGTTTACCACAGTTGTAACCAGATGTTTTTTCATATTCTAACACAATATCAGATAATGATGATAACATATTAGCACATGATTTTACATGTTGTTGAATGTCTTCTAATAATCTATTAGAAATATTAAATGTAGTAAACGATTTCCCAGTCATTGCCGGATAAGGTTTTTTAGGTAATCCTCGTATGTAAGTGACAATATCATTGCACTGAGTTACAGTCAAAAACTCTGAAACTTCAAAAAGTGAAATTGGAAATAGATTACATTTTGTTATTTTCATAAATTTAAAAAATTGGTCGGAGTACAAGGATTCGAACCTTGGACCCCCTGGTCCCAAACCAGGTGCGCTACCAGACTGCGCCACACTCCGAATTAATTGGGAATCATATGAGGAACATAGGGCACTGCTCTAGGACCGTATCTCTGTTGCAGAAGCTTCATTGCTTCCTGTGCTGTTTCTGCACCAACACGATCCTTGAATTCTTTGCCGTTGACTCTGATTGTTGCTTCAAATAATTTCATAATATTGGTTGCAGGAGTCGGAGTCGAACCGACGATCTGAAGCTTATGAGACTTCCGAGATACCACCTTCTCCATCCTGCGATAACTTTATTAAAACAAACTAAGGCATATTAAAAGTTATAGCTATGCTAAAGAGCTCCGGGGAAGCCAAACCTAATCAAGTATTTCTACAAGATTCTAATTTGTTCTAATAAAGTGTCCGGCTACTTACACCACATAAGCCCCGAACTGAGCGGTTACTCTGTCCATAACATTTATTCTTCTGGAAAGGTGCTAAACCTCACCCAATGCGTTCTAGTATCCCTTAACTCAGAGAACTAATGGTCATAGCATTGAATACCCGGCGCTCTCTATGGTGACTGCCCCACCCCCGTTTATTACGTGTACGGGATCACGGGTTTTTAAACTAAACCTTCTGATTGCAATGTTGCCACTACTTCTTCACTGAGTGGAATCTCTGTTTTGATATTTAACTCAAGTACTTCATCGTTGAGTTTCTGCTTTTGTTTCTTGAGATTTTTAATCTCTGTACTAATCACATCTAGCTGTTCGTGACCGATGACATTAGTAGACACTGTGTCACTAAATCCATAGATACGGCTACGGCTACTTTCGCTCTTGTCGTTGCGAATCTTGTCCAACTTACCGTTGATCACGGCAAGATTAGTTACAGGATCTACTACAAGACCTTCAAGTTGAGCAACACGTTTGTCCACAAAGGCAGCAGTGGCCAATTTCAAATCAATGCCGCTTTGTGCGTTGGCACTGCCCACAAGACCACGAATGTTATACAAGGCCAACAGCAGGCGTTGTCTCCGACTGTCGTTGTTAAACAGCGTATCGTTGGCATTCTTTAGTTCTACTGCTACATCTTGAAATTCATTGAGATCAATCGATGTTGTGATTTTAATGCCCTTGATAGCATCATTGATGCTGTTTTGTAGGGCGCTGGCTTTTCTAAGTGAAATATTCATCTCGTTGTCCTTTACGTTTTTTTGGTAATTTATTAATATAATCTTTATAGGTATACTTGCCTTCTTCAATCTCTCGAAGTGCTGTAGAAATAAATGTTTTGCCTGGTTCAGCGACTTTGGGCATTGAACCGTTTTTTAACTCTCGGGCTCGCTGACTGGCAACTAGTACCAAGTCAAACCTATTGCCTATCTGTTCTACTGCTAATTCTGATGTTAATCTTGATGTCATATTTTCCTCAGGTTAAAAAACGGTTCAGTGAAAGGTCAAGTAAAAGACTGGACAATGTGCAAATAACAATGCTCAATATACAATCCACAGGGGTCACTATATTTCCGGTAATCAATAAACAAATATCTTTTGGGGCCGGAACACAATGACACGGATACTTTTTCAGAGTATTTGGAGTTAAGTTCCATTTGGCATGAAGCCAAACAGTAGTGTCTTCTCTCATCTACCTTTCACTTTGCCGGTTGTGTATTGCTACACAACAAAACTATTATAGCACTATACAAGATGTTTGTCAACATCTTTTGACTATATTGGTGCCCCTACACAGAATCGAACTGCAAACTGCGGATTACAAAACCGCCGTTATACCATTTAACTATAAGGGCAATGCTTGGTGGAGGATAACGGATTCGAACCGTTTGCTCCTGGTTGCAAACCAGGTGTGTTAGCCAAGTATACCAATCCCCCAATATTTCACTTACCTTCGTTGAGTTTATACTCTTGAAGTTTTTCTTTAAATGCTTCTTCGGTTAGTCCGTGCCAACCGATGCACTTGCCGGTTGGCGAACGACCGCAACCGCAAGATCCGATTTTACTTTCATCTTCTTTTACTCGTACTTGCATAGTATCAATCCTGTTAAATTCTTCATCTTCTCGAACTGCATCTTGCACTTCTTGAGGACTCTTGCGAAAAATTGTATCCCATCTATTGTCAAACTCACGCTGGCTGACACTAAAGGGTCTTGCTTTAGATCCCTTGCTCATATCAACTTCCTGAAGATACGGTCCCAGATGCATGGGTGGTAAAATTACCATTGCCCGGTTTGCGTGTTTCACGCTTGGGTTGAACAGCGGCACATAGCTCTGCATCAATCATGGCACGTTTCCACTCACCTCGCTTGTGAGGATCTAGAACTCTACTCATTGCTAGACTTGCTTTAGTCAAAGATGACATCTTGTAATTTGGACCTGGTTTCATTATGTTTCCTTTATTAAAATCTGGTTGCTCTGACGTCCCCCGGCGGTAATTATAGTACAGAAAGATATGACGCTATCATACCTCTCACTCGTACCTTCCACCCGCTTCCCGACAGGGACCGTTCTCGCATTGCTAGCGGCCTTTGGGTTTAAAGACTACCACCCGTAGTTGTCACACTACTTCTCATCGTGCGGGTCACACTATCCGAAGACACTCGGAACGTTCTGGCGGAGCATGTAGGAATCGAACCTACTCACCACTTGCGCAGTGACAGATTAGCAATCTGTTGCCTTAACCGGTCGGCCAATGCTCCATTATCTTGTTGCTTTACGTAGTAATTTATACCAGTAATATCTCACACCACGCCAAGTCGGCGTAAAATTCCAATTGACAGCAAACCCCACTTTGTTAGGAATATTTCGGTATGCCTGGTCTATAATTTCTTTGGGTATCATACAGTCTTCTTTCTACTAGTGGTACCTGGTCACGGTTTCGAACCGCGGACCCTCTCGGTGTAAACGAGACGCTCTACCCCTGAGCTAACCAGGCAAAATTCTTTACCATATTGAAACACACTAACTACCACGGTATGTACTAAAGTTCAATGAACCGTTACAACCCTATCTTTAATATGTTTCAATATGGTGCGCAAGGAGAGACTCGAACTCTCAATCCTTTCGGCAATGGCTTCTAAGACCATCGTGTATACCATTCCACCACTTGCGCAAAATCTTACTTTAAATTTTTAATGAACATTACTAATTGCTTAGTATGTAACTATTATATAGTCATTACGTTATCTTGTCAACAGTTATTTTAAAATATTTTTTGGTGCCGTCCTTAGGATTGAATTTCATTTGTTATTAGATCCTCAAGTTTTGGATTACCATTAAATCTAATGCATACTGTTATTCTAGGATTATTAAAATCTACATTCACAATATTATGTGGGATTGAACTGTTTACTAATGTCCATTCATTCTTGCCTTCTAGTTCTGTAGCAAGACATACATCATCTTCTTTAAAATAATAAGCATCTGCTACTTTAGGAATAACATTTGATTTTGTATTATAAAAACACATCCTTGTCCCTTCAAACCCCACGAGAGGTAAGTTGAAGCTTGCATATCTCAATGTTGATTTACCATCAGCATGAATGGCCTGGGAATACGTGTGTTTAAATATTGAAAAATATTCAATCGGTGGAAATTTTAGTTTACTAACTAGCAACGAACTAAGTTTTAATATTTCTAAATCTTTATAAAAATCTTTTTTAAAATACATCATATATAAAGGACTAGACAATTGTTCAAAAATTTTATATTTTGGTATGAATTCTTTCAAAAAATAGTTAGTCCAATATACATTATCTATTTCTGGAAAGTGTTTATAAAAGTTTTGCATGTTGGTATTTATTAATTATGTAGAGTTCTAAGAGTCCAACTTAGTTGGTGCAACCTCTAGGAATCGAACTCCTATTCGCACTTTGGAAGAGAGCTGTATTCTCTATTATACAAAGGCGGCAATGTTATGCAATAATTGCTAAATTTTTATAACGTTTGAGACTTTTTTCTATCAGCGTCTGATGCCTTGCTGTATCAATAAATCCTCTAATATAGATAATCTTTCTGCCCGGATCATCCTTGAGCATGTGTAGCCCTGCTGTGGTATTTAAAAGATAACAACAAGGCACAGATGGCAATTCTGCTAACTTAAACGTGCCTCCACTTTTAACATAAAGTACATCAGTGGACCCTTCTAGGACTAGACGATACCCTGCAGGTTCGTTATCTAAAATATTAGTGTATTCTCCTTCTTCAAATTTCATATTTGGATATACATCGTAATGAGGTGACACAGCTTGTCTTTGCTCTTTATAATATACATTTGTTACTTTGCTTATAGGCAACTGATCTAGTACAGATTTTAAAGTATCATCAACTGTTTCAGTAATTCTAGAAGTATCCCAATACTGTTGATACTCTGCAGTTTTTATGTAGGTTAGGTTGTTGATGACGTTAATTGTAGACTGTATTTTTGATGTATCAATCTTTGGAATTTCAATATCAATTGGAAGGAATAATATGTTCATATAATATTTATTAAATTCCACCATTCTCGCATTTGTCTTGGTGCAACCTCCAGGAATCGAACCTGGTTCAACGGTTCTTCAAACCGCCGCTATGACCACATCAGCTAAAGTTGCATTAATCCTTTATAGTAGTATCAACTACATCAACACTGACACTTTCGGAATAGTATCCATTGCTGGAACCATACCACCGAACAGTTACAAATCCCTTGCGTGTAGCAAACTTGTAAAATGTCCATGTGTAAGACTCGTCTCCTGTAGCTTCACCTTCATAGTCAGAAACTTCTTCAGCTTCAACTAGTGGTGCTCCCACAAGGTCATCGAGGTCACCACATATGTCTTCTATGTAAACACTTTCGCAACAATCTTGGTGATGTTGGAATCTTACATAGTTTGTCTTGGACAGATACAGTGTCAATACTGAGTCGTCTGCTTCTGCCTTGTACAATGATCGTCCTAGTAATTCTTCGAACTTACGAACAGATCCCTTTAATGTGTTTAATATTTTTACTTGTTCCATGATATTTCTACTTTGTTGGGTTGAACCGGGGAATCGAACCCTCTCTAACTGTTTCACAGACAGTTGTGCAGCCACTACACTAGGAACAACATTGATCTATGTTTTAATCTTCTCCAATGCATCTTTACGCATTAGAAATTTTCTATCTTGAATGGTCTTGCTGACCAACAGGTACTCAATGCCGTCAATTACTTGTACAGCCTTGGGATCATTACAGACCACTCGCTCATTGTTGAATCTATTTTTAAATGTAATTGTTTTCATAGCATTTTCCTTTATATGGCCGGACCGGAGAGATTCGAACTCCCAACCTCAAGTTTCGAAGACTTGCTTTCTATCCAATTGAATTACGGTCCGATAAATTTGGCAGAGGGTAAAGGAATCGAACCTTTAATAGCGGAATCAAAATCCGCGGTTATACCATTTAACTAACCCCCAACAGAAACTGGTCTCCCTACTAGGATTCGAACCTAGACCACACGGCCCCAAACCGCGGATGCAACCAGATAACACTTTAGAGAGATAATTGAATTTGTAAGTAGTAGAGCCACTTTAATCTCTACCATTCACCCGATTGCACTGGTCCGGACGGGAGGTGGTACATCACTTGGAATACTTGACATAGGTGCTCCGCTGCTTTTACGGGACTCGAACCCGCCCTACTTTTGCACTAGGTTGACCTTCGAAGAATCTTCCTAGCGAGTCTTTCTCTTGCTGACACTTACAAAACTTGGTGGTAACGGCTGGATTCGAACCAGCACCTTGCTCCGTATGAAGGAGGTGCACGACCATTATGCTACGTTACCATATAAAAACACACTCAAGTCCGCGGCTCGGAAGGCACTATACCCGCGATGATCTATGATCAGGCCTAATGTGTTTTTATATGGTGTCGCTACCCTCTAGCGGTCAGGCCTACTCTTGCGACTTCTCATCCTCCGGTCACGACATTGTGTATGACTAGTACACCTGTTTCGATCACATCTTCTGATACTAACCATAGAAAAACACACTAGTCGGAAACGACTTAGAGACCTACTCGCCCACAGTCACGAAGGCTTCTAATGTGTTTGTCTATGGTAGGAGCACCGGGACTCGAACCCGGAACTGGCAGATTAAAAGTCTGCTGTGATAACCATTTCACTATACTCCCATATGGTCCACGCTCTGAGAATCGAACTCAGTTAGTCCGGTTAAGAGCCGGGTACTTCGCCACTAAAGTTTAGCGTGGATGGATCGTAAATATTTTCTTTTACGTGCCATCCAGGACCATACGGGGGTCTAGGATGACACTAGAGTTTACCTCGTTTCATGTCATTCTCCATTTTAAAAATTGGTTCCCAGAGCAAGAATCGAACTTGCGAAGACCGGTTATCAGCCGATTATTATACCATTTAATTATCCGGGAAAATTGGCGGAAGTAGTAGGATTCGAACCCACGGACCCTTTCGAGCCTTCAGTTTTCAAGACTGCTGCCTTAAGCCATGCTCAGCCATACTTCCATATTAGGTGCAGGGCTTCCACCTACTCCCACATCGCTTTAAAGTCTGCGTGTCCAAGACTGGTTGATTGGTACCCCTGGGCAGATTCGAACCGCCATCCAGCAGATTTTAAGTCTACCCGCACTACCAATTAGCGTACAGGGGTATATTGGAATAGGGAGTGGGATTCGAACCCACGGGTTTACAGTTTTGCAGACTGTTGCATTGGGCCTCTCTGCCATCCCTATATGGTGTGGTACCAGCGGAGGGAATCAAACCCTCTCAAGAACGCTAATCTGGCGCTAAAAGTCTTATAAGGACTCTCTGACTGTCAAGTCTCGCTGGCATATGGAGCGGGATAGGAGAATCGAACTCCTGACTAAACCTTGGCAAGGTTTCGTTTGACCATTAAACTAATCCCGCGGTATATTGGTACACGATACGAGAATCGAACTCGTCTTTCCGCCTTGAAAGGGCAGCGTCCTAACCGATAGACGAATCGTGCAAATTGTTTGGCGTACCTCCAGGGACTCGAACCCCGACGAACAGTTTTGGAGACTGTGATGCTGCCATTACATTAGAGATACATTGTCTGGCTCCCCGAGTACGGATCGAACGTACGACATCTTCGTTAACAGCGAAGCGCAACTACCTCTGTGCTATCGGGGAATAAACTGGCGCCTCGTAGGGGAGTCGAACCCCTGTATTCCGCTAGACAGGCGGATATAATAGACCGTTATATGAACGAGGCAAAACTTGGTGGAAGTGGTAGGATTCGAACCTACAATGTTTCTTATGTGGCGGATTTACAGTCCGTTGCCTTCAACCAATTCAGCGCACACTTCCATAAATTGTAAACACACTCTCCGCTATGCTTTTAGACAGCGTCAAGAGCTGAATGAAGAATGTGTGTATTAAAACATTCTAAACTACTTAGTCTGACTGTTCGTAAAGAATGCTTTAATACGCTAGGGTTTTTTATCTCACAAAAGAGACTTCATCGCCTAGGCCGCCCGTTTACAACTGTTTATCGTGTGTTGCGAGGACCTCGTTTCCCCTACCACGTTGCAGTACTAGCGGGCATTTGGCCTACTTTCCTGCTTGTTTATAGCTCGATGATACTGTGCCACACGTTTCACCTTATTATGGATCAGTTTCAAAAACTGATCCTTAGTAAGAGTGTGCGTCACTGTCCATTCTGCTTCTTTAATCTTTTTCTCTGTCATTGTTCCTTAAAACAAAAAACCCCAGGAGTTTTAATTCCCAGGGTCCTTGAAGTTTGCGGTGTATGTTTTACTTTACACTACGTCCTCCCGGACCCTTGAAATCTCTGGTGTACGATCATATGATAAACTTCCACCATTAATCGATAACCAAGAGCAGGCTATTACACCTACCTGTTTGGGCATCGTATTAAACTGATGTCTGTTAAATGATTTCATTTGCTTTCTTTTTCCTTTTATAAACAGCACCTTGCTGTCTATGTTTTAATTATACAGTTATTTAGTTCTCTTGTCAACCTCTATTTGCCGTTTTGGCAAAATAAATTTTGACGCCTTCCTAACCAACTGTATGTATTGTAATGTCTTTTTATTTATATGTCAACAAAAATATGATCTGATTATGTGGCTTTTTTACCACATTCACTCAAATGTTGTTTCACCCGTGATCAAAATGTGTTTGCCGATTTCAAACAGACCCACACTTCCAGGGAGATCCATTGCTGCCACGTGTATCTGGACTTCTCCGCCGTCGTCGATTGAGCAGGCCACAAATTCTTTTATGCTATCGCTTTCTATTTCCGCTTTGATGAATTCAATCACTGCTAACATGGCTTTCTTTTGTTCTTGCTGTTGAATATCTTCTTTGCGTTTGCTGTTGATGCTGATGACTTCCATGTGTGTCCTATAGTAATTGATCTGCGATACCAAAATCTAGTGCTTCTTGAACAGTCATATAAACGTCTGAAGCCGGTAACAATTTTGATTTTATCTTTGATGGTGTTAGATCCGTGGCCTGTTGCAGTATATTGATCATCTTTTGATTCAAGAATTCGTTTTCCTTCATTTCAGCCTTGAGGTCGTGAAACTTAATATCAGCGGCACTCCCAGAAAACTGATGACACATAATTCCTGTGTTGGCAGCTAGGTATCGTTCTCCTTTGGCGCCCGCAGCAAAAATCAAAAAGGCAGCACTCATTATACTGCCAACACCAATAGTTCTCACACTGTGTTTACTGCTCTGCATGATGTCTATAAGAGCAAATGCTTGATATAGATCTCCCCCTGTGGAATTTACATAAAGGGTGAGTATTTTTTCCTTGACTTCGAGATTTTCATAAACAATCCATTTGATGCATTCCTCCACATTTTCAGCAGTGATTTCACCACCGAGATAGTGGATGGAATTGTCTAATAATTTTACGCCAATTCTATCACTAGCATTGAACTCATCAATTTTCTTCAAGATCTGCTCCTTGGGATTACTATTACTTATCACTGTGATAATTATAGCATAAGTTTATTCTAAAGCATATCTCGAAACATCTGATTTTTGCCCGCTTCGCCTAATTCCTGTGTAAAAATGGTGTTTACGTGCTGTAACATAGCACAGGCCATCATGAGTAGATCCTGCCGATCATCACACATGAGTATTTGTTTTTCAATTGGCAACATCAATTCTGCCATTCTAGTCTGCATTTCGCTTCTATCCATGGCGTTCCTTGGTCAACTCGCATATTAGCTGAAACTGCTCGTAGGCTTTACGAACACCGTCGTGTTTCATCAATTTGTCTGCTTCATCCTGCATGGCTTTAATGCCAGCTTCTGCATGATCTCTAGAACTGCCGTAAGTTAGTGAGCATAGTTCATCACCAAACTCTTTGGCTAACTTTTCCCAGGCTTTTTTCTGCCCTAGAGTAATCGGAGTTCGTTGAGGTCGCATTTCGCTGGCTTTGCTAATTGCTCGACATATGGCATCTTCAGCAACTCTACCCGCGGCAATCATAGCCGCATAGTTAGGATCAATATTAAACCTACGACTACTGCCTCCGGGATAAGACATAACCAGGTGGTTACCTTTTGGAAAGCTGTCCAAAAAGTCGTTGTCATATTCTGCAACAGGCACATACCGTCGCCCAACTTTTTCATAGTAAATTTTCTTCATAGGTTTCCCACGCTTTCTTTTCGTAGTTCCAATGTCTATTATCGTAGAAGTTAAAATGCACACAGTACCCAAACAGGCCAGCTTCAAAATCAAGGCCGGCGTGGTCTTGCCGTACAGTCCAACTAAAACTGAACGACACTAGAACACTTTCCCTAGTAACTTCTAGTTCAATGACCTTGTTCGTAAACGGAGTTGTGTAACTACGGCACCACAGATTATCAAAACGAGCACACCACGAGTTGCGGATGGTAAAGTTAAATGAGATCAACTATATTCCTTATCTAGCTTAACGTTAGTCAATCCTGAAATTACCTGGAAGTTATCCCAGGCCATTTTAGCGGCTGGATTTGTTTCCAATTCACTGCTAGGTAATACTGCTTCCAACCAAATTTCCGGACGCCGGCGAGGATGAGCACCAAATTGGCGAGGTTGGTGCATCTTACCATCTGAGTAGAGCATAATACTCACACTACGGAATTTGTCTTCATCCTCTTTACTTTGAGAATCGTAATTGCCCCATTCGGGATTACTCATGCCGCCGTGACAATAACCTGACCAAATTCCACTCCACTGTTCATCATCTCGTGGATCAAAATCTGTACGAGTGATCAATACCAGTACATCGTCAATGTCAACACGGCCCTCAACAATGTCCAAAACACAACGGCTATAGCTAAGTCCAATTTTCATTTGTTTGAGTCCAAGTAAAATTCTGCCGACGCCAACATAGCTTCGGCCTGTTCTTGAGTTTTTGGCAACACTATTCTAGTGCCACGCTGGATATCATTCGCTTCATCTAACAGAGGAGAAATGTCATTGTCAAATATCTGTGCCATGGCATTCCATAAAAGCACACGTTCAATGGCAGTCATACCTGACGCAATAGAGTCATCGTTGGGATCCTTGTCTAATCCAAAATCGTGTCGCCAGGTATAACACATTGAGTTGATAATTTCTTCTCTAGTTTTCATTTTATTCTTTGATCTGACA